GAACAGAAATACTTAGTGCTAGTGATAGTGTCAATTATACTGATACTTATGGTATTATTGGAGGATGGTATAACTCCAGTTTTTATTTGCTTGATGCTCATTTGACGAATTTTCGAATAATAAAAGGTAAAGCATTATATACATCAAATTTCACACCACCAACAAAAAAATTAAATCCTGGAACCAGAGGAACAAATGCATCAGTATTGACTTGTTTTAATACTTCAGGTGCACCAACAGATGCAAGTGCATCAAATCATACAATAGCAGTTAATGGTAATCCAGTTCCAGGTTCAACAACTCCATTTTAATAAAAAAATACTGCATAAATATTAGTATGGCATATGAAACTTCAAAACTAACAGCGGTACCTTATTTCTACGACAAGCAACTTCGTAGGTATATTCAGCAGTTTATTAGAATATTTGCAGGCTTTCAAGTAGCTATGCACAGTGACGCAGAAGGTAATACTGTTTATCAAACTGCTCCTGTACGCTATGGTGATGTAAGTAGAATGGCGGCTCACATTGTGAGAGAGAACAGTGAAAACATGATACAAACAACTCCGTTTATTAGTTGTCATGTAACAGGACTTGAAACTGCACCCGACAGAAGAACACTAGCTTCTTATGAAGAAACTGTTCCAGTGTATGAGAAAAAATATGATCAGGATATAGGTAGTTATAGAAACGAACAAGGCAATGCTTATAGTATAAAAAGACACCAACCAGTACCATATAACCTAACAATGCAAGTTGACCTATGGACAAGTAATACTGAACAAAAACTACAATTACTTGAGCAAATACTAGTATTATTCAACCCAACACTTAATATTCATACTAGTAATAATGCATTAGACTGGAGTACACTAAGTTATGTTGAACTAATATCAAGTACTTGGAGTATGAGAGCAATACCCAGTGGTGTTGATGATATAATTGATATTAGTACACTAACATTTACAATGCCAGTTCTTATTAATCCACCAGCCAAAGTTACCAAACAAACAATTATACATACTATTATTGATAATATTAATGACACAGATGAAGCAGGATTGGCGGCAATACGATCCGGCAATAGTTATGTTCCATTGTTTACAAGTTACAAAGTTGTTACACTTGACAGTTATAAAATGCGTTTTACAATGGATTCAGCAGGTGCAGGTACAGCATCACTTCTAAGTCAATCTGGAATTACAACAGGTAGTAGTGGCAATTTATTAGAATGGAAACAAGTTTTTAAACCTTTTGGTGAATTTAGAGATGATATAAGTCAACTAAGACTAAAACAAACTAATAATCCTGGTGACACTACAGGAGATATAGTTGGCACTATAAAACTAAGCACAACAAATAACAATCATCTTGAAGTTACCATGGATACCAATACATTTCCTACAATGACGCAGGACGCTGTGGATGCAGTAATAAATCCACAATCTAATACACCAGGAGATGGAACACTAGCCTCAGCGGCTGATGGGCAAAGATATTTGTTAACTGCAGATGTTGCAGGAGGTGCAGGTTGGTTAAGCAGTAATGCTAAGAAGAATGATATAATACAATATAGTGTCGGCACTAACCAATGGAACATAGTTTTCGATGCTAGTGAAAACGGAACAACACAACAATATGTTACTAACACAACCACTTTAGATCGTCTTAAATATAGTGGTGGTACAGATTGGATTAATGCGTTCGAAGGAACATACAATCCTGGATTTTGGCGAATATACCTATAATGATACAAGCAAGTGGATGCTGTTTTCTTGCTCTTGATACGGGCAGAATAATGCTACAACAAAGAAGTAAAAAATCAAGTCACCCATTAACTTGGAGTTTTTGGGGAGGTAAGGCTGAGAAAAAAGAACGCCCTATTGAAACATTATTAAGAGAATGTAAGGAAGAAATGGGACCGTTACCAGACATTGCTAAAGTACATCCACTACACACATTCTTAAGTGATGATAAAAAGTTTACCTATAATACATTTTGTGTAACAGTTTTTGAAGAATTTATACCTACTTGTAATCACGAAAGCAGTGGATACAGCTGGGTAAATGTTAATTGTTGGCCCAAGCCTTTACACAGAGGTGCAAGAGTTGTTCTATCAAATAAACAATTAGTAGAAAAACTTATTACAATATATGAGCGTGAAAAAGATCAAACAGACTTACCAAATTGGTTAGATAGTTTTTGATTATGCTTGTGATTCAGACCAAGATACGTTTCCACTAACTAACAATGGATCAGCATAAGTAACACCTGTAGTACTTTGTGGTTGAACAGCAACCGTCAACAAGTCTGGTCCTGCAGGATAAATTCCGTCACCGCCGAGTATACTATTACCAACTTCAAGTAACTGTGTTAAATCGATTGTTGTAGTACCTGCTGGAGATTTCTGTGCAAAGATAGTTGTTCCATTGAGTAGTGTATCACCAACTCTATGTTTTATAATTTGTGCTAGACTAGGACTTTGTGCAGTTTGATATAGTAATGCACTTGGCAATGCATTTTGTATTAAGAAAATCTGAGAAGGCTGATTGGTTGTCACTGATGCTTGTCTCAATCTCAACTGCATTCTATTAATAACTTCTCTTTCACCTAACACACCTGTTAACGCACTATCAACACTAGGTGCAAGTCTACAACTAATTAATGGTAAAAATTGTGTTAGGTCTGTAATAGTTGGCTCACCTATATCAAAAGTTTGTCCACTTGCAATCTGTGTATATGTTGACCCGCCTGTTGGATCAACTGATGTTGCTGGATAACTTGTGAATATTTTACTACTTGCTCCATCAATAATAATTTGCGTTATATAAGTATCAGGAGATGGAAGAGTTGTATTACCACTATGTTTAATAGGCATTCCAACTTCAACTGCTTGAGCTGTAGCCGCCGCACATTGAAAAGCATAAACAAAAACACGATTTCCGTCGATTGTAATTTGTTCAAATGTTGAATTGGCTGTACTTGCATAGTTATTACTAGTACCATTAGCAAAACTCATTGGCTGACTTTGACCACTAAACTGATAGGCTTTGTCGTCATCAAACTCACCGTCCATAATCACACTAGTACCAAAGTGGAATAGTGTTGGAGCAGTAGTTGCGTTACTACCATTTTCAATCTCATATCTACTAGGCAAGTTACCTGATCTAAAATAAGATTCATCTAACACATTGTTGTGTCTATATTCATGAAAGTATTTGATATGACCTAGTCTGTCTTTAAAACCATATCTAATTTTACCAGCACCATACCATGAATAATCAATGTAACCCATTTGAATTTTTGTTACGTCAAATATAAATCCAGTAAATCCTGTGCCGTCTGCTTTATCTATGTTCCAGTTCTCCTGAGCAGTTCTAGTATCTACAGTTTTAGTAATTTTAACTCTTACACCATCAATACCTCTGTATGCAGGTTGCACAACCAATCTAATATCAGAACTTACTTCAACAATTTTATAAGTTTGTCCTCTAATAACAACATTATCTGCTACTGCTAACTGAGTTGTAAAACTAGTGTTCAATCCACTAATAACTTGACTGCCTCTTGTACAGTTAATACTTCCTGCTAACTGTAGAGTACTACTACGTCTAACAGCATATAGTTTTTGTCCATCATATTCAAAAAACATTCCGTTTTGATCATCAAACATTCCAGCTCTTACAAAACTTTCAGTCCATCCAGCTCTAACATATTTTGGAAATCCACTTGCTTTAATGTCAGTTGGAGTAGTCGCCATTGTATATGTAAATTCAAAATCATTTACTACTGTGGCTACAGGAAATGTACCATTGTAGGTATTTTGTCCAGTATTAACTTCAGCACCACTAATTGTTATATTATCTCCAACAGTTAAGTTGTGTTGTTCTTGAGTTTTAACTGTCGCTGTTACACCTGTGGCTTTAATAAGTTCTCTTACAACTCTCGGTGGATTAAAGTTAATAGCAAAACTGGTTTGAATGCCTTTACCTGACTGATATCTAAAATACTTACGAGTTTGTCTACATATTCTACTATTAGGACTTGTACCAGCAGTAATATCAACACCACCATCAAATGGTTTGTGTAACTGAAATCCATCTGGTCTAAGTGCTAGCTGAGTTGCAAAATAATAAGCAGTTCCTGGTGCGGAATTTGTTGGTGCTTCAAATAGTGTCATATTTGTTGCAGTAGTAATACCATCAACTGTAAATTCTTTTACAAAAGTTCCAATATTAATATAAATTTTATCAAATCGCTTAAATCTTTGCAAGAAGTTTGTTCCTACTCCTACTACATTTTTATCACCATTTACAAGTGAAAGGGTTCCTGGACCACTTACTTGCTTGATAACATTTGCACTAGTAAGAGTGTGTGTTCCACTTTGTCCTGTAAGATTCAAAGCTATGTTGGCATTTGCATCTGCCTCACTAGATGCTAATCTAATTTTTGTTGGAGTCTGTGTGATAACGTAACAAGTAGTCGACGCACCACCAGGTAATACATCTGTATTACCACCGTTATTATAAGTTACTTTCTCACCAGTAAGCAAGTTGTGATCTACACCAAATGTAATTGTTTCTAGTGCATTGTCTACATCAGCACTAGTAAAACTGTATGTTCTTTGTGGAATTTGGAAGTCACTTGACATTACAAATTCGTTGGCATTGGGTATGCTGGTCATGTTAAACACACCATCATAAGCACCTACTAGGTTACTAACGTCAAAGCTGTGAGCCCCAGTACCTTGTCCAGTCATAACAAGAGCATTAACGTTGCCTGTGATAGTAAATTCCAATCCCCACCAAGGTCCACCACCTGGGCCGTAGTTGACTGCACTAGTAGGATCGTATGTTGCAACAAATCCGACTTTACCACCTTGTGTTTGTAATATACTACTGATATTTTTACCAGAAAATGTACCACTTGGTACTGTGGTATAACTAGCAGAGTCTGCTCCTGGGTTACCTATAGTATAAGCATCACCATCACTAAATGTTAATAATAGTGTTTCTGAACTTGCACTAAAATCACCTCTAAATCTAATTTGTGAGATTGTAGCCGCAGTAGGTGCAAATCCTAAAGCTGTTTCTATATCTACAAACAAGTTAGTTTGAGTTGAATTAGTATTATACTGTACTACATAAGTCTGAGTACCAGATTGAGGAGTAACGTTATTTGAAACTTCTAGTCTACTATCATCTACTCTTTTGAGTACTACTGCTTGACCGTTTGAAATAGGAGGAATTGCAATACCTGAAACATTGTTATATGTTGCGTTACTATCTGCTTGAATTTTATGGTTGTTTACATAAACTGTGTTATAATTTGGGTTTTGTGTAGTTTTATCTATTGTAAAAATTGTTGGACATTCAACAATATCATCAGTGTTAGGACTTACATTGAGTGTAAGTCTAATTACATCTTGGTTGACCACTGCTACTGTCGCAGTTGTTGTATTAGATGCTATTTGTGTAACTGCTCCTGTACTACTAGCAAAACTAAATCTATCACCTGAAGAATATCTAGTTGCATCCACCGTTAGTGTACAACTAGTATTATCTTCAATACCATGATTGTTTATGTAAAGAGTGTTTCTGTCACTGGTCAAGTCTTTTGCCCATACATAAAAATATTCACTTGTTGTTGCATAAGCTGTAGTACTATCACTGTAATTAATAGTAAATGCCGCTGTTTGGCTTTGAGCGTTTGTGACTGAAACTACATTTGTATATTTTCCACCAATTGTTCCGTATCTACCTGTAAATCTTTGATTTACAAGATAACTAAATGCATCTTCAGCATTTTGTCCTGTGGTGTTTGCATCTCTACTTTGAAAAGCTAAGACTCTAGTTGGTGCTACACCTCCCAGTCCATATTGACTGTCGTATAAATCACCTCCACTGTATCTTTTTTGAGCTTCAGTTACTGAACCTGGAGGAGTTGTATCTTGAAGTAGTATTCTATAACCATATCTATACGCACTACCTGGACTTGTAAAAGTTCCTACAGAACCTGAACAGGATGTGGTTACTGGTAAAAGCGTTGAACCACCTGAAACGAAAAGAGCTGAACTGACATCTAAATTATTAAATGCCGTAGTTCCACCGCTAGTATTAGTAGTAGCGCCATAGTTCCAACTTTGGTTGCCTGGCGAATATATCTGTTGTGAGGTACCAGCAATAGTAAACTGTACCCACTCAAAACTTCCGTCAACGTCACCTCTAAGTTGAATGCTTGAAATTGAAACATTTGTTGGATTACCACCTAGTGCAGAAGTAACGTTTATATTAACTGAAACTGATCCTGTACCACCTTGTTGTTCATCAGCACTATATGCCGTAGAACCTGCCTCATTGGCTTTAAATGCTTCAGTATGACGTATTGTTCCATCAGCACCTTCAACTTTGTATACCAATCCCAGTCTAGCAGGACCATAAGCATTAGCCAATGTAGTTAGATTGACCGCCGAACTTAACGCATCTGTTGTGTGTAATTTAAATGTATTAGCATCAACATACTCAACATAATAAACTGTACCATCTGTTAATCCACCGTCTGTTAACTGATATTTTGGAGTATTGAATAATAGTGTATATCCACTTCTTAGAGTGTGACTAGTCCATGTAATAACATCAGTACTAGTATTAAAATCTCCAGGTACCAAATATTTTGTCCATAAACTTTCCCAATCATAAGGTATTAGTGCAGGTTCTCTAAAACTGCCTCTGCCAGTGCTTGTTGCTTGGTTTACAGTATCACTTGAACTAAATGTAGGAGTAATATCAACAAAAGGTCTTCCGTCTGGTGCAGTTAGAGTACTGTCAGCAATTTTTAAAACTTTAGGTCCAACTGTGTTACGCAAATAAACTTTTGTGCCTGTGCTAAATCCGTGCGTATCTGATGTTGTAACTGTTATATTACTATTTGCCGCACCATCTGTCGAAGCTCCATCAGAAGTACTAACAGGTAGTGTTGAACCTTCAAAAAACTTACCTGCAATAATGGTTGTATAACTACCACTCAAGTCACCACTAAAGTTTGCAGGAACATCTAATTCAAAGAAAAATGTAAGTGTTGTTGGAACAGCGGTAACAATAAAAAATCCTTCAGCTTGATATTGACTTAGTCCTTGTACACTAACAGCATCACCAATTGAAAGTCCGTGATTCAAACTGGTGGTTACTTTTACGTTTTTACTTCCACTTACTGCATCAACAGTAAGAATACCATCTACTGGAGTATCTCCACTGTTACTAAAAATTGTAGGTATATTATTAACTGTTTGTAGCGTTTCCCATTTTGTACTCTGTAGTCCATATTCAAAGTCAGTATCAATCAAGTTTGCTGGATTACTTACACGCATTTTTCCAACAGGATCTAACATATCCTCCGATGGTGTTATTTCTTGATAGTCCATGTCAGTGAATATTTGCAGAACATCTGTGTCAGACATTGATGTTGTATTGTACACTAAACTGAATTCAGTTTCATCGTTGGTTTGATTATAAAATTTTCCTGCAAATCCTAGACTTGGATCTGCAAAGTTGTAAATGATAGTATTATCAGTTATGTTTGTAATCAATAAGAATTTTTCAGGTTGCACATTGCCTTGAATATAAACAATTTGCTCACTTGCATCAAATCGATAAGTACCTACTTGTAACTTTTTTGCCATTTTTTATCCTAGTGCCACTGCATATGCTATAGCAATAGTTGGAGTTACTGTACCAGCACCACTTAATGTTCCGTTTACTGTTAAATTGTTAACTGTTAAGTTATTACTAGTGGTATTACCTGCTGTTAAAACTTTATCAATAGTAATTGATGCATTTGGTAATGTGATCGATTTTGAACTTAAATCCAATGTAGTTGCTAATTTTTCATCAGTTATGTTTAAATCAGTAACTGAGTTTGTAATTATTTGTCCATATGCCATTATATGTATCCTTCGTTAGTTATATTTAGCTTTATATATTACTATAAATTTTGTGTCCTTGTACTTGGATATGCTCTGGCTCCACCAGTGTTTCCCCAGATAATCCTAAGTCCACCAGCACCGCCTTTGGTGTCATCAGTGGAATTACCTGCACCAGGTCCCCCGCCGCCATAGAGTGCTCCATCAGGCTGTGTGCCTATTGACCCACCATTGCTACCGAAGGCTCCACCGCTTCCACCACCACCGCCGAAACCTGGTTGTGAAGTTCCAGCGTTAGTGTCGCCTCCACCACCGCCTCCACCACCACCGCCAGTACTAGCACTTCCGGCTTGTGCGGTGCCTCCAGCCGCTCCAGCTGTTCCGTTTGCACCTTGTTCTATAAGACCAACGCCACCACCAGCTCCGCCACCTCGAGCCGAGCCTCCAGAATTGTTGCCACTATTACCGCCTGCACCACCATTACTAGAATAGCCACCGGCGCCTCCGCCTCCTCCACCACCGCAGTTGAAAGTTGTAAGAGCAGAACCACCGTCGCCGCCATTACCGCCGCCGTCTCCTACATATGTTCCTCCAGCACCGCCAGCACCGTTTCCAGGAGATGCAGAATTTCCAGCGGCTCCACCGCCACCTTTAACTGTAGTATTGTTTATGAAATAACTATCGCCTCCAGCAGAAGCATCTGACGCTGTACCAACCACAACTGTGTATGATTGACCGGGCGTTACCGAAATATTATTTTTGTAACCAAGGCCACCACCTCCTCCGCCTCCTGCGCCGTCTGATGGAGATCCGCCATCACTGCCTCCTCCTGCTCCTACACAGGCTACACAAACAGAAGTAACACCAGCTGGTGCAGTCCAAGTTCCACTTGACGAGAAGAATTGTTGACCGTTAGGTTCTGAACCTCCACCTCCACCGCCTGCA